AAATTCTCACCGACCATGACAGGCGCTTTGGTGGCGCGGCAGCTCAAGAATTTCAATACAGGGCAAGTTTGAATCCAGAAGACCAAAAGCAATTCGACGCGTTTAGACAGCAAGGCAGGGACATCACAAACATAAACACAACGCAGAATTATGGATCTAAGGCGGCAATAGACAGCATTGTTGATCAAACAACAGAGTTGCGCACCGCGTATCAAACGTCTCAAGAACAAGCGCCCGCATCTGGGATAATGCGCGAACTGCTAGAAATGGGAGGTCTTGATACTGGGTTTGGTGCCGAGGCTTCTGCAACCGCAAGGAGATTTTTGTCATCTGTGGGCGTTGATGTTGCCGGGACAAGTCAAGAAGAAATTTTTTCCGCTGCGTCTAACTCATTAGTGTTGCCAGAGATCAAAAAAATGGGTACTGCGCCTACAGATGTGGATTTGAGATTTGTAGTAGATAAAGCGCCAACACTAAATAAATCAGTAGAGGGCAATTTACTTTTGCTTGATATTTTAGATCACAAGCGAGCGCGAGATGAGGCTTTGTATGATCAAGCCTTGCAGTTTAGAGAGCAAGACGCAGCAGGCGCAAACCTTTATGCCAGCAATCCTGCTTTGTATGAGGCTAGGTTTAATCGTTACATGATCGAGGCCAAGAAAGCGCCAGAACGCATAAGACAGACAATGATGCTTTTGGCAAGATTTAACAGAATGACCAAAGGCCCAAATACAGCAACGTTAGGTGCGGGCGAGGCAGCGGCCAACGCACTGGTCGGAGAGTAATCACAATGAGTGATTTACAAACAGAAGTGGCAGAGCTGAAGGCACTCCTCCGGGCCGGCAAAGGCAAGATGGAGGACGAACCACAATCAAAAAGGCTTGGAAGTGCTTGCTGCATTGGAACAAGACCGATTGCCGCCTGAGTTGGCTTTAGTGCTGCAGGGTGCTTCTCTAAACTTTAGTGATGAGATTGGCGCGGTGTTTGGCCAAGGTGATTTTGATGATATTGCTGCCGGGTTAAACCAACGCCGCGCGCCTGGCGAAGAAATAAGCGGATACGACATAAACCTTTCGCAAATACGTCAGCCTATAAATGAGTTTAGGCAAGAAAAACCATTCCAAGCAATGGGCTACGAAACTTTAGGCGCTGGCGGTGCTGCTTTAGCGACTGGCGGGGCGACCAACTTAATCCGGGGCGGTCAAACACTAGGCCGAATGATAAACACTGTTCCTTCTATAAGTAGGGCGAAGCAAGCAGGAATAGGTGGCTTAGTCGCTGGTGTTGGTGTCGGCGAAACTGCAGAAGAGCGAATAATTGGCGGTGGCGTTGGTGGGGTTGGCGGCTTTGGTGTGCAGAAGATATTAGACATGGCAAGCACGCCTGTTAAAAATTTAACCCAAAGGCTGCAGTCGAACAGAAAGGTTACAAGAGAAGGCCGTAACCAAGCTAGAAAATTGCTAAGAGACGCAATCGAAAGCGACCTGACCACACCAGAAGAGGCGATAACTTACGTTGCCAATATGCAAGGCAAGGACGTGACGCTGGCAGACATAGGCAGCAATACGCGCGTACTAATTGACGCTTTAGCTACCTTGCCCGGTCCAGCAAAAGAGCGGGCATCGCGCTATCTTAGGCAGAGAATGGAAGGCCGACCAGCAAGGTTAACGGGCATACTGCAAGAAGCATTTGGCAGTAAAAGCCGCTTCTATGATGATTTCGCGGCGCTGAAATCCGCCAGGGGCAAGTCAGCTGATGTTCTTTACGGCCAAGCCAATAAAGTTAATATCCCAATGAATGACAACCTGCGCGCGTTTTTTCAATCCAACGCCGCGCAAGAGGCTTATCAGCGGGCGCTGCGTATTGCGCGAAATGAAGACGCAGGCAGCGGCATGGACAAATTCAGGATCGCTGAGTCGGGCGACATACTTGGGCCTGATGGCGTAAAAGTGTCTGAGATAAATACCCGATTTTTGCACTTCGTTAAAATGGGCATGGATGACCTGGCTTTCCCGAAGATACCATCTGCAGGCATCGGCGCGGCAGAGACTCAATCAATTCGCAACGTGCGAAACGACTTCATTAGCGAGATTGATGCAGCCAACCCAACTTATGCCAGGGCGAGAAATTTGTACGCGGGCGACAGCCGCATGATGGACAGCTTAAAGCGCGGCAGAGAATTCTTGAATGCAGACCCGGATGAGATAGCTGCGGAGCTTGCGAATTACAGCAAGTCAGAAAAAGAAGCCTTCAGGTTAGGCGCAATGCACGCACTGCAAGACCAGTTAGAGAGATCGCCAGAGACTGCAAACGTGGCGCAAAACATGTTGAAAAGCCCAAAGCGCAAAATGCTGTTGAGGCAGACATTTGATGGCCCGGATGCCGAGGATAATTACCAAGGCTTCATGGCCAACTTGGGGCGTGAGGCAGACATGGCGCGCGTCGAACAGGCCGGTATGAACTCAGCCACTGCGCAAAGGCAGGAAGTTATTGGCCTGCTCAAGTCTGAGTCTGCTATGCCCAACGTACCAACCAGCCTGCAAGATCTGCTTGCAACTGGCCTTCGGGACGAAGGGCTTAACTTGCAAGAAAACAGGTTAAGGGCAACGGCTGATGAGTTGGCGCGTATGCTGACTGAAACAGACCCGGCGGCTTTGCAAAAAATACTGCGGGAGTTGCAGGGTGGTAGGTCATTGAAGGACGTGCTTTCTAATGCGCTGCCCAGTGAAGTCATAGCAACTTTATATAACACGGGCACCAGCCCGATGGTTGTAGGAAACGCAGTGGGGTCTTTGCCAGCGTATGTGCCAGAGGCTGGACCAACTATGCTAAACAGTGCGCAGGAGCTTTTACAAGAAAGGCAGCAGCAATAACAGATGGGGGGAATAATGGGGGGAAAATCCTAAACTCCCCGTAAACCCTTGTCGCATATAGATGGCTGGTACCCGGACCCGGTACCCAACCATTTCTCATGCTGTAAAATAATGTAACAAAAACAATAACTTATGAGCGCGTTGCGCCCATGCATTCTCATGCTGTACCATATTGTCCAATGCAAATGGGGGGAAAATGGGGGGAAAATGCAGCAAATCACAGCACGTCAAATAGCCTCGCTGAAAAAGCCAGGTCGGTATCGAGTTACCGACAACCTTTCAGTTCAAGCCAAACTGAAGAACAACAAAATTTACGCAACCTTCGTGTTGCGCTATCAGATAGATGGCAAAGTCATCGACAAATCTTTAGGCAGCACTGCGAAGCTGACACTGCTTCAAGCCAAAGAAAAAGCTGAAGAGCTTATGGCTGGCATGGTCAATAACCAGGTCACCCCGGCAGAGCAACTGCAAAAACAAAAGAAGAAGGCTAAGGCCAGCCACACCAAAGCCGCCAAAGCTGGGGTAACTTTTTCTGAGTTGGCGGCTGAATATATTGAAAAGATAAAAGCGCCTGCTTGGAAGAACCCAGTGAGAAGCACGCAGACTTGGACGAACCGGCTAGAAAACCACGCCGGTCACATTATTGGCAACAAGCCAGTTAGCGACATAACCAAGGACGATATTCAAAATATATTGCTCCCGCTTTGGCTTGAAAAAAACGAAACAGCGCTGCGCGTGAGGATGTACATTTTTGACATTCTTGAATACGCGGCTGACAAGGATTACACCACAAACTCAAACCCGGCCAGCACGCGAATCTACAAGTTGCTCCCTGAGTTTACTGGGCAAGTGAAACACTGGCCCGCTTTACATCACGATAAAGCGGTAGGGCTATTTGATGAGCTAGGTCCGCGCAACAATGACAGCGCAAAAGCATTGCAGATGATCATGCTCACTGCCCAGCGGCAGATAGATGTGCGCACTGCGCGATGGGATCAGATAGATTTAGATGCCCAAGTCTGGCACGCGCCGATTGCCAAGCTCACAAGAAAGAAGTCGGTCTACACTTTGGACGTGCCGCTGCAGGACCAGCTTTGCAAAATGCTGGCTGACAAAAAAACCGGATTCAGCAACTACTCTGTTATGCCAATTTTTGTATTTCCTGGCGGCGGGGCGAAGGGTTACATATCAGACGTAGCTGTGCGAAAAGAGCTGCATAGCTTTGGTCTGCTGGATGACGATGGCGTACTGGTGTCGCTTCACGGGATGCGAACGACTTTCAAGGATTGGCACAGAGTGGTTGAGGGTGTGCGTGAATTTGACGATGAGCTTTCTGAGATTCAGCTGAGCCACGTCAGCCGATCAAATGTCAGGTCAGCCTACGCGAGAGACGTACTGCTCCCGCGCCGGGCGAAGCTGATGCAAAGGTATGCTAATTTTCTCTGTGCTGCTTGACCAGCTGGTCAACCCAATTATTCACCTCTGCGCGCACAAAAAACACGCGGCTGCCGTATTTAACCGGCGATGGAAACTTGCCATCGTTGACCATGCGCGCAAGTGACTGGCGGCTGAGCGATGTAAGCTCAGCTACGCCTTTGTAACTTAAAAGACCTTCGTTAGCCTCCATCACCAGCCCCCACGATCTGCGCCTCTGTTTCTATCCACCAGCGCAGGTAATCTGCCGCTTTATTTAGGTGAACGAGAGGGACTTCGTTGTGGTTATGGGCGCGCCAAGTGTACTTTATGACGTTCCCCTTGCAGTACCCGGCGAAGTCAGCTGGGGTCATGCTCTCGCGGATAGCGTCGATACATTCGATTTGGCCTTGGCGGTAATGCTCAGGCGCTGCGACCTGTTCTTCTTTGCTGAGCTTTGGGGCAACTGGCGCGGGGCCATGTATTAAGAAGTTGCTAAACTTTTGTAGGGTGGCTGTCGTTGGGGTTTTGATGTCGCCCTGGACAAAGTGCTTCACAGTTGCGTAATCCACGCCGATTGCGTCCGCGACCTTGCGGAAACCGCCAGTGATTCTGCCGCCTTCGGCGCGCTCTATAGCCAGTGCGTTGAGCTGCAGCTTGATTTCGTTATTGGTTAGCATTTTTCTTTCCTCTTCTGTTTGGGTTATCTAGTCTCGCGTTGCGATCAACGCTGCCGTCTTGCAAAACGATGTACCTGTTTTTGATGTTGTAAACAGAGCTAGGCGTGAGGTTGTGCTGCCGGGCGATCTCAGTCTTTCGCATGGTTGTCTCTTCAAGCAATTTCAGCACCGACTTGACCACGTCATCTGGCACACCGTATGGGAATCGCCGAGTGGCGGCTGACTCCCAACCACTTGACCTTTCACTGTGGCGCGCCTGAGCGCTTATGGCTTTTGCGAATTTGCACATATCTTTACTCCTTAAAACGGAATTTCTTGGACCCACTTATCGCAGGCGTTTTCTCTTCTAATAAATTCTTTGGGTGGTGATGCCTCAAAGGTGGTGCCGTAACCCGGCTGATCTGCCATTCCCTCACCGCTTAGGCCGTTTCGCTTGACTTGGCTGCGTGCCAAAAGCCCAGCGGCCTGCGCCTCTTTCATCTTTCGCATTGCCTCTAACAAGGACTCCATCAGCCCGCG